GTTCGGCGCAGGCGGTGGCGGTGGCGGAGCGGGCGGCGCGTCGGGAAATCCAACAGCGCCCGCGCCATCGGGTTATAACCCTCAGGCGGGTGGCGTGGGTTATACATGGCCTGTCACTGGTCAGATGTATTCGAGTGGAGGTGGCGGTTCTGCCGCGCCGGCATCCCCTGGGGGTGGTGCTGGTGGTGCAAGCGGCTTTCCCAACCCAGGTGCTCAAGCACCTTCTGCAACATATTATGGTGGCGGCGGTGGTGGCGGCTCGACCGTGGGGGCCTTCCCCCTCACCCAAGTCCGAGCAGGAAACGGTTATCAAGGTGTTATTATTATTTCTGTTCCTTAAATAAGGAATAAATTTTTAAATGAATAAATGAGAGGACTCTACAAATCAATCAAAAATCTCATTAGCCCCACAGAGGCGCATGAGATTGCTGAAATTATCAAAAATTCTCCCAAAACTGATGGAGACTCGCAAGTTGCGAATAGTCACCCCTATTACAACCTTCCAGTATGTAACATACTCTTAGGAAGATTACTAGACAAAGTGTCGGACGCGGCCGGTAAAACTCTGCGGCCATCTTATACATACTGCCGCGTGTATATGAAAGGTGCGGATCTCAAGCCCCACAGGGACCGTCCGAGCTGTGAATATTCAGTCACATTGAACCTTTCTCAGACGCATGCATGGCCCGTTTACATGGGGAAAAGGGCCGTTGTGCAGAATCCGGGTGATGCCGTTCTGTACAGGGGCTGTGAAATCGAGCATTCTCGCAGAGAATTCAAAGGAGACGAGTACATACAAGTATTTCTTCATTACGTTGATGCTGACGGTCCTTATAAAGATCACGTCTATGATCAAAAAACCCCGAATCCTGAAGCCAATACATATAGGTTGATGTTTGATTTGAATCCTTTTGAAAAACAATCAAACTACTATAGATTTAATAAAGCAATTCCAACTGAAGATATTGACAAGCTTCGCGAGGTCCTCGATGCCAAGGAACTTCACGATGCGCAGGTGGGCGATAATGGCGGGACGATCGCACTTGCAAAACGCAGATCCAAAATCTTCTGGCTTCCCAAAACTGAAGAGTTCTTCAATATTTATAAAATATTTTTTGAACTCATTTTAAAATGCAATAACGAATATTATCAGTTTAAATTGATGGAAATTACTGAAAATATTCAATATACCGTTTACAATTCTGAAGATGAGGGTTATTATGACTGGCACATCGACATGGGTCCCGGAAAGGCTAATCGCAAGTTGAGCCTCGTGTGCCAACTCTCGGACCCGTCTGAATATGAAGGTGGTGAACTTCAAATTAACAAGGGTGTTATCTTGACGACTGAAAAGGAAAAGGGGACGGTCATTATTTTCCCAAGTTACATGTTGCATAGGGTGACGCCAGTCACCAAGGGCATTAGAAGGTCCCTTGTGCTTTGGATAGAAGGCCCACCTTTTATTTAATTACATCTCCAGTTTCTAACTTGTACCGCCACTTGGTTGTGCACCTTTTCACCGCGGTCTTTAGAATCTAATAAGTGCTTATATATAACTATATTATCGTATTGACCCCATTTTTTATTAACATATTCCAACGCTTCATCGATATTCGAAAATGCACACAAAAATTCACATTCTTCATATCCAGTATTGCAGACTACGAAGATTTCCATAATTAAATTTCGTATATATTTAAATAACGTAAATATGACGCTGATTAAAAGGAATCCCGTTGAATCGAGTCGTTGCGGCCGACGTGTACGCACCCATACGCGGCCATGAGACCCAATCCTCCTCACCGATATCCTCTGGTAATGAAATTTGTTTTGAAATTATATCACCCCCGTCACATGTTGAACCAAATAGGACCCTGTCCACAAGTGGACTTGTTATCCTTTCACCAATTTTATTATAAAATTCATTGGGTTCAGGTTCTGCATGGTCGAACAAAACACAGTTGAAAGCCCCGTATAGAGATTCCGATATAGTGACTCCCGTACCTTTGGTACCCATTACTGGTGTTACCAATGTTGCCATGTGTTCTACGAGGTATCTTCCGGGCTCTGCTATGAAAATGAATTTTGGATCAAAATTGGAAATTGTTTCATTGATCTGTTCTGGAACCGGTCCGAGATCAAACACATTTGTCGAGGAAAAACCCCCTCCTATGTCTATTAATTTTGGATCAAAATTGAAAGTCTGTGAGAGGGTCACAGCTTCCATGGCCAGCATAATTCCATTTTTAAATGCCGAAGGGTTCTTGGCCATGGACCCCACATGGAAGGAAAATCCCGTGAGTTCTAGACCCAAGTCCCGACACCCCTTCATGAGGTCGGACCATTCATGTTTCTCGGCCCCATATTTTATTCCTAAATTGCATCGAGCCTCGGGGTCATCGGCCCTGATCCGGAGCACGACATCCTTCCAGCCCTCCTCGGCCAACTTTTTCAATTCACAAATAGAATCGAAAGTTGTTAATTTTATATTTAAATTCTTTGCATGTGCAATCTCTTGGCGGCGTTTGCACGGGTTCGCATATATAATCCGTTCTTGCTCGACGCCCATTCCTAACACGAGATCAATCTCGGCTGGACTTGCGCAATCGAACGAAGAACCCAATTTCGCGAGGGTTTCTACGATAATTGGATCCGGATTGCATTTGACGGCGTAGAATGGACGGATGGTCGGGAATACCCGCGTCCACTCTTTGTACGCCCGTTCTAGAATGCCCAGTTCATAAACGTAAAAGGAATCTTCAGGATTTTGTGTACGGAGGAGTTCGGTGAGAACTCCAGCGCCGACCATCAGAAGTTATACTTCTAGGTGTACTGGGGATTTTTATTTCTATCTAAAAATTAAAATGAACAATTTGCAGAAGAGGCGTAATAATATGGTAAAAAAAGCAAGGCAAAATTTGGGACGAAACATGAAGCGCCTAAAAAGTGTGATGCGCTCGCCAAGAAGCCCCAAGACGAGAGGAAATCACCTAAAAAACCTCGCTCGCCGTGGAACACCGAGCCCCGTTTCGCACCGTCTGACGCCTGTCCGTTCGTGGTTTAAAGTCTTCCGTCGTTTATAACTCAAGATGGATCGCGTGTTCCTCCTCGATCGCTCCGGCTCCATGGCGCCGTGCTGGGATGATACCATCGGGGGCTTCAATGCCTTTGTGAATGAGCAGAAGGCTGATGGGGGCACTCTGAGCCTGATTCAGTTCGACCACGAGTACCTCGAGTCTTATCACGCCAAGTCAATCGACGAGGTCGAGCCACTGACCCGCGAGACGTTCAAGCCTCGCGGGTCAACTGCTTTGCTGGATGCGATCGGCAAGACGATCAAGAATTTCAAGAGCGACACCTCTGTTCCGACGGTGATTATTCTGACAGACGGTCTGGAGAACTCCAGTCACACGTATACCAAGTCCCATATCAAGGACCTGATCGAGGAGCGCACCAAGGATGGGTGGACTTTCGTGTACTTGGGTGCTAATCAGGATGCTTTCGCCGAGGCGGGATCTATTGGGATCGCTCCAGGGTGCACGATGAACTACGATGTGAGGCACACACCCGAGGCGTTCCGCACGCTGAGTGCCGCACTGTCACAGGTGGCGTCCAATCGTGGGGAGACGATTAACCTTGAGCAGGGACAGGCACCCCTTGAGGATTAACGCCTCCCGTGTTGGTTCCAGAACTTGGAACGTTGACAAGGGTCCTAGTGTTATTCGCAGCCTTGAGGCTTTTGGCAGCCTTGAAGTCGGCCCACCAATTGCTAATATATATACCAATACACACAACAGTCAAAATCAAACCTGCAATCAAAACACCTAGAAATGCATTATATGAAGATTGGCTCTTGACCTTCCCCGTCTGTGGACTATAGTAATTCACGCCAAAACCACCCACCCCCGTCATTAGAGCGCCAAGTGCAAGCGTCTCTCCAAGCATTATAATATAACTAAACATTTTCTACTGGTTATCAAGACCTTTCAAAAGTTCTTGGGCCGCCTCCGACTCTTTGGCCTTCTCAACGGCTTCTGCTATGCGACCAATAAGAGTCTGTAGAGCGCCTATCTTATTTCTCGTAGACGTCTCAAGGGCCTGAAGTTGATCCGAGGTCATTAACGTCATCTGCTGGTCGGTCGGCCCTCCCAGACCACCGTTCATCTGGATAACCTCCTTGGCCTTCATGCCACCCATGAACATCGCCATGACCAATATGACAATACCAATCACAAGACCAGCGATAAAGCCCTTGTACATGGTCGTGTCTGTTTTCTTATTTTTGCGCAGGTCGTAAATTCCATAGGCGAAGCCGCCGGTCATACCCGCGCCGACCACGAAGGCACCAATTGATGCCATTACTTATTACGGGTCGAGAATTTAATTTTATATCTAAACCCAAGAGCCTTCTCGGTCTCACGGGCCGCCGACTGTAGGCTGGGCTTTGACCATAGGAGCCACCGCGACCAAAACCCAGCGCTTCGAGCTCCCCTCACTCCCCAGTTTTCCCTCTTGCGATGACGCGTCAGGTAACGCATCATGCGCACAGAGTCTTTATGAATAGTGTAATCAGAGTACCCTTGGCGACCGAAATTGACACGGGGACCGTCTGGAAAGAAGGCCGTGAACTTGTGAATGCCGTTGCGCGCCTTGGCGACGCGAATAACCTCCTTCATCTCAAGCTAATTCTAATTGAGATATAAATTACTAGAATGAGGATCATGACATTAAAAACCATCCACCCTATAAGATAAGGCAGTACAGCCCCCCGTACTGCGTTATTTTCTAGTATCATACTTAGGACCTGCTTAGTAAGAGATTCCTCTGTATCGTCGTCTGACGCCATGGATCGCTACTTTAATAAACCCGCACACAAAAAAGAGTTTGAATTTACGAAGCTGGGCCGCGCCATATGCGTATTGGGAAAATCGGGCATCGGGAAGACGTGGACCGTCCACCATGCCCTAGACCCATGCGTCGAGATCACGGCTGATATTCTGAAAAGTAAACAGGCGACTCTTGAATTTTTGGAGAAAATTAGAGGAACTTCAATATCCGTAATTATTGATGAATACGAATGTATACACGACTTGGTGGGCATGAAGGAAATCACGGCACCCCCGACGAGTGGGTTGTTTGTCGTTATTTCCCAAGTCCCTGTTAAATTTGATTTTGAAATTAAAGTGTATGATTTCCCCGTGCCCACATTCGAGCAAGTGAAGAAAATCGTACCGGATGCGAGTGACGAGGCGATTCTCAAGGCGAATGGAGATCTCAGGGGCGTCTTTCAGAGTCTCGAGTTCAATTCCGACGACAGGGACTTGTTTCCGGGAACGAAGGAATTTATATCCAATATTGTTTCAAAAAATAAAACTGAAAATCCATGCGACTACATAGGCGCCCCTCTCTCAGAGCCGGGAAACATAGCAGCAATTATTCAAGCAAATTATATAGACTCGGCGGGGAAACTTGACGTCATCAGTGAACATCTTAGTATGGCGGATGTACTCGATTCTAGGGTCTATGCCGGAGATTGGAACATGCTACCATACTTCAACTTATTTGGATGTATTTACCCCGCATATGAAATAAACCATTCACTAGGGCCCGACCTTCGTCCAGGCGAAACGTGGACGAAATATCAGAACATGTGTATGCGTTCTAAACGCATTTCATCCATGTCCAACAAGGTCCCTCATTGTCACTTGGATCTAGGAGCTCTTTTAGTCATCAGAGACTATATTGACAAAGATTATGCAGAGGCTGTGAGACTTATGCGCGAATATGGGTTCACACCGCAAGACGTGGACGTACTAAATCACGTGAGCCCATATCGAAAGATAAAGGCCAAGACACTTGGTACTCTAAAGAAATGTCTGAAGGAGCCTGCCCAAACTGTGTAATCCCAGAGGATGAGTTCGTCAAGGTCCAAGGGTCAGACATTTATTTCCACTGCGAGGTCTGTGAAGTGACCGTCCTAGAGTTGAATATGAAACTCAAGAAACTAGCAAAGGAATTGTTGCACAAGCATCTAGATCTTGGACTTGATCACATCAAGCCCGAAATCCGCATCTTCATCCGTAGTGACGGCGGTGACCTCCATGCGGGTCTGAGTGCCATGGACTGTATCAACAGTATGAATCGTGTGAAGGTCCGTACGATCGCCGATGGTGTGTGCGCCTCTGCGGCGACGTTCCTTCTGCTCGGCGGCCGGACTCGGCACATGACTGAAAATTCGTACATACTCATTCATCAATTGAATATGGACGGATCATGGGGGAAATTCGAGGATTTCAAAGATCAGATGGAAAACCTCGAGAAATTTATGAAACGTTTTCGTGAAATTTATACGCGCGAAACGCGGATTCCAGAGGACAAGCTTGAAAAGTTACTCAAGCGTGACGTGTACATGGATGCCAAAAAGTGCCTCAAGTGGGACGTTGTTGATTCTATTTGGTAACCCGTTTACTCCTCCTTCACACCTGGCTCTGGGATCACCTCGGCAGCGGCCTGCATCACGGGCGACTCGGACACCTTGGTGGGGATGATCTGGGGAATCTTGATAGCACCCTTGTTGAACTTGGCGGTGAACTTGCGGTAAAGCATGTAACCAATGACTAGAATTGCGACAATTGCAATGATGTTGAACACGCTGAAGGGCGACTTCGAGACGATGTCCTGAATCTTGGCGCGCTGAATGTGGTCAACGACTGGGGGTACGGTGGGTGCCACTGCGGGTGCTGGAGCCATTACTAAAAAAAGATGTTTTTCTACGGTCAGTAGAGCGCGGTCTACATTTTCTTCATGGCTGAAATAGAGCAAAGCTGGGCGGTGTTCGATGCACTGAGGGCCCCTCAATACATCGAACAGTCCGTTGACGACATATATCACTGCCGCGCGTGTGGTGGACTCAAGCGGTATGACGTGTTCGATGATCTCCCCGTCTGCATAGAATGTGGAATACAAGATTCAGAATTCGTTTCGGACGAACCCGAGTGGCGGTCTGGGGGTGACGACGGGCAGACGGCCGACCCTTCGCGTGTGGGCGCTCCTGTGAATCTCGACCACTTTTCGGCGGCATGGGGCGCGAGCACAGTCATGAAGGCGCCCAAGTGGTCTTCACGCGACCAGCGCCGCCTTGTGACCATCAATTTGCATTCTTCAATGAATCACCGAGACCGCGCGCTTTTCCACGCGTACGACGGGTTTGACCGAATCGGTAAGCAAATTCTGAATTTACAGGATAATGTGATGTATTCGGCCAAGTGCAAGTACAAGGCGTTCAACGAGGCGGTACTCACTCGCGGAGCTGTGCGCAACGGGATCAAGGCGAACTGCATCTTTCAGGCGTGTCAGGAATTTGGAGTGGCGCGCACGACTCAGGAAATCGCCGATGCGTTCGGAATTCCTGCGCGGGACCTTTCTCGGACCGTCGAGATTTTTCAAGAGCAAGTTCCCGATTCGGCGGTGCATGTGACGACACCGGCGGATCTCATTCCTAGATTTTTCAACGCCATCACCGAGATTCCTGATGCGGAAAAGGGTCGCGTTAAGATGAATTGTGTAAAAATGTGCAAGAAACTCGGCGATTGCGTCGAGCTCATGGGGCGCACACCCAAGGCGGTGTGTTGTGCTGTCATGTATATCATGTTCACGGAGTTGAAGAAGGGTCCTAGCAAGTCGGAACTGTGTAAAATTTGCGACGTTTCAGCGCCGACTCTGGGAAAGATAGAAGCAATAATTAGGACACAACTTAAGGACAACAATTGATTTAATAGCAATGAGCACTCAAGTCGTATTATTCGTAAGCACCCCGTGTTATGGAGGAATTTGTCTACAGGCCTATGCAGAGTCCATGCTTCGTCTACAGCGCGTATGTGCAATGAACGGCATCCAGATGATGCTCGATACGACCGAGAACGAGTCGCTGGTACACCGTGCTCGCAATTTGGCGGTGGCGCGATTCTATCAGAAAACTCAAGCAACTCATTTTCTGTTTATTGATGCAGATATTCACTTTGACCCCGAGTCTGTGATGCGGCTGATCAAGTCTAATCATGATGTTGCCGTTGCGTGCTACCCCAAGAAGTGCGTTATGTGGGACTCTGTGGATGCTTACGCCAAGTCTGGTGAAACCAACAAGGACCCCTCTCGTGTCGCGGCTTCACTCGTTATGAATTTCAAGAGCGGCAACACTCCTATCCGTGATGGATTCGCGGAGGTTCTGGACGGTCCGACGGGTTTCATGTTGATTAAGCGTGATGTGTTTACGAAAATGCACGCCAAGTACCCAGAGCTTCTGTGCGTCAATGATCATCAGAACAAGGACCTAGATGAATACTATGCTGTATTTGACTGTATGATCGATCCCGTGACTCGCCGGTACCTCTCAGAGGATTACGCCTTTTGCCGGCGGTGGCAGCAGATGGATGGCCAGATTTTCGCAGATGTGCTCACGGTCCTCGGACACATTGGGAATATCCGGTTTCAGGGAACCTTGGAGGACCGAATTAAGTCTACTTAAAAGTCTGAATTCTTTTATTGTAAATGTCGGTCCTACACGTGTGCGCCGAAACCCGTAATAAATCTATTAGCGCCACAACCCTTCACACTATGATGAATCTCCATATGTTGTGCATGCAGCGAGGATGCCATTTGGAGATTCATCTAGTGTCCGACAAGTCCACCCTCCCCAAGATCATCAAGACGGGTGATCGCGTTTTTTGGATGGAATATGGAACCAATCTAAATGTAGAAATTTTGCCGAAGGTTCTGGACCCCTTTGAGAAGGGCATTCAGGTTCTCGTGTTCCCAGCGGTCACAGAGGGTATTAATTGGGATAAGTTTATGAAAAAGTCACGGGAGGGCACGGCGGAGCCGAGTGGCCAGCGTGGTCTTGAATTCGATACAGTTGCTGGAAAGAAATATTCAGATGGTATTTATGAATGTGAAAAAACATCGGCGCGCGTGTGGGTCATGGACGGCAAGCCGGTCGACAAGAAACTTCGGGGTGGGAAGGAGACTGTTCAGTTGCCACTCACGGATAATGAAGCAATGTTTTCCAAGCTAAAGCAAATTGGAGTAAAAATTGGTGTGGCGTCCGAGGCAATAGTCGTATGTCACTTTGTACATGAATGTTTTGGAAATATCCTCGAGGCAGCCGGTGTTCAACTGCAGCCTTAGAGACAAGGCCCTTTTAATTTATAACTAAAAATGGAAGGAGTTCTCAAATTTATAGAGGATGCGTGGGGGGCGGACGGATCCCGCTTTCCAGGTCCTCAACCAGTGTCGATAGAACGCCGACACTTCCCTCTCCTCAAACGCCAGCCTTATGTGGTGTGTGAAAAGACGGACGGCGTCCGACACTTTCTGCTGTGCACAACGGACGGAACCACTGCGATTGTGAACAGAGCATTTAAGATTGAAAATGTAAAAATCAAGATTCCCAAGGGCACTCTTCTCGATGGAGAGCTCGTCAACACCAAGACTGGGAAGGTTCTTTTCGTTGTGCATGATGCCGTATGCGTCAAAGGCGAGAGTGTGACGGCGCGCCCCTTGAACGAGAGGCTCGAGGCGGTGAGTCAGCTCGTCAAACGCATTATCAAGACCGCTAGCGCACCATTCGAGATTCGTGTGAAGGCCATGGTGCCTATCGAGAACATTTCGACGCTCCCACCGCTAGATACGTTCGAATACGAAACCGACGGTCTTGTGTTCACACCAGTGAACGAGCCCATCCGTATTGGCACACACGAGACGATGTTCAAGTGGAAACCCCGTGATCGTATCACAATAGATTTCGAGATCCGAAATGGGTTCGAACTTTTTGTACAGGATCGGGGGACGCCGTACAAAGAGTCGGAATTGCACTTGAAAAATATGCGCAAGGAACTTCCTGACGGCACCATCGCCGAGTGTGGCTACTCTGAGCTCGGGTGGTTCGTGGAGAAGATCAGAACTGATAAGAAGCACGCTAATAATCGCAGGACCTATTTCAGAACATGTATAAATATCCGCGAGAATATTCAGTTCCCCGAGTTCGTGGGCCTGTACCATGCCTGATAGAACTCCCCCTTGAGCGTCTCTATGTTAGGTACTTCATGAACACTCTCATCATCCTTTATATACCACTTGTCGTAACGGCGCACCAGTAATGCGTAGTGCCCCCCGTGTTGTACACCTGTGTGAAGAATGCACGCAAAGAGTTTACGACCTTCAAATTCTAAAGGAATTTCAATTGGAAATTTATACGAATACATGGCGAAAGTAAATCCTATGACTTTGGGCCATCGCTCGACGCGATTACGGATTGCAGCAACATGGTGCTTTTTTCCGGAATCATCTATATAATCGGCTATACCAGTCGGTTCTTCACGGTCTTTTATTAGGTCCACGAGCCGTGCGGGTTCACAGACATCCAAAATCAATGTTGTAAATGGAGAGAGTGTAGTCTTCGTACCGTCGGGCCAAATGGTCTCCTGTGCATCCTCTCCATTAAAAATACCCGTCACGAAATTCTTCCCGAGAGAGTTTTCAAAAACGTCGATGAGCACAAGAGTGACTTCTTGGGCATCGTGCTGACCGCCATTTGCGAAATCTGGGAATCTATTTCTAAATTCCCCGAGTAAATCAGATGGATTCACAGGTCCTTGCACATCCTTGGCGAATAGGGCCTGTACTACTTTTTGATATTCTAGTGTAATTGGGCACTTTTGGTCAGACAGATCTGTGAAAAAAAAGTGCTTTGTGAGGGCTGGGACGTGAGCGAGGCATTGAATAGCAGTATTAAAATAACAAGTGTTTCCGAGGTTCACGAGGCCTCTCATTGTCTTAGAGACTACAAACGTTTCTTCTCTAACAGAAAAATGCAGGTGAAGCCCACCGCCCACCCCCTGAGCGTTCCTCTTTTCACCAAGTGGAAGCCCATCATCTCCACCCACAAGGCCAAACCCCGTACTGAAATTGAGATCCGTTTCGGGCGAGTGGCTGGTTCTGGCTTCGATACGAATGTGGGCAAGGAGGCCTTCTCCAAGGTTCAAGGGGCCCTTGAGAAATACGACGGCTGGGCCTCTACCAAGCACAGTAACGCCACCGTATATTACTTCAATGGCTCGAAGCGCCTGACGGTCGACGAGGACACTGATGAACAGGTTGGTCAAATTAAGAAGCGAATTTGTGTGAATGATTTCCAACTCGGGGAATCGGCATTCGATGTGCGCCTAGGAGTGTCGAGTGAGGAGCCGTGGGAGTATGACGACGAAGAGGTGAGTACCAAGCAAAAGACCAAGGAGCGTTGGTCTTTTGTTCGAAATAATCTTTCAATCGATTTGTCCATCATCAAGGGCACCCCAGATGATCATGATTTAGACGAGGACACGGCTTATCAAATTGAACTCGAAATTATAGACCCCTCAAAGGTCGAGTCTGATGTAGAGCTTTTCAATTTGCTCCACAAGGTGTTTGATGTCCTCAATTGCGTTTAGGGCTCTTCTTGGGTTGTGGAGAGCGCTTGGGGATGTTGGGCGTCTTGCGTGGTTTGGGTACATATGCGGGTAGGTGCTTTATCTCACCAGTGACGGCGTTCTCTACTGTGCGCGCTGCACGAGCAGGACTTTGCGGAACTTCGGCCTCAAGCCACTTCTTTATCGCCACCTTGACGTTCGCCGCCTTTGGTTTGGGCTTCTGGAACGCCAAGTTCGTCAGCAAGTTCTTGTAACGCTGGACCTTATTAACCGGCAACCAATTTGGAACCGTAATTCGCGCCGTATAACGGGCTCGGGGAGCCTCGTCCGCCCGCGCCGCCTTGGTTTCCTTGACGAATCGCTTGTAGAGCCTGTCCACGTTTGCCTTTAGGGGCTTGCCGCGCGCACCAGATGGGAGCTTGTTATAGTTTTTCATAAATAGGGCGTCATTTCCGTTCCTAGACATGTTCCCGAGGTTCGTGGCGAGCCGAGTCGCGTACTCGAGTTCTAGGGCGAATCGTGCGTTCTCGGCATTGGAGTTTGCCGAGCTGGGTGGTGATGGCGTCTTGCGACGGGGGCTTGGCGCGGCCGCTGGCTTTTTACCCGCCGCGTGAGCTCGGAGGGTATTGAACCGGTTCGACTTGGCCGTGGCGTTGTATTCTGCGTGCAAATTCGCAGGCAATAGCTTTTTGGCAATCTTATTCTGTTCATCCACAGGGATGGTGGCCCATGCGCGCCGCGTCTGGACACCCTCGCTCGACGTCTTCTCTACGCGCCCATTATTCAGGAACGTATAGAAGGTGCCATTTACAAATACATCGTACGCTCGGTTGAGTTTATTAGACACGCCCGCCTTGCTCTGAATCAGAGCAATCAAACGGGCTGGTGCCATCTTGGCATTCGCCTCTGGGATGTGCATGTTGCGTGCGATGGCCAAGAGCTCTGGCTTGGTCAGGCGGGTCGCTTGGCGATTATTGATGCGCAGAACGCGGTTCAGACCCATCTTTATCACATGCTGGAGTCCGAGCTTGAACGTATTGTTTCCGAGGGCCACGACGTTCGTCTTGACGTTTGCTGGGATCTTGAAGATGGCGCGGACGGTCGCAGGAATGTCACGACCAGCTTCCGTGTACGTCTTGATCACCGTCTTGCGTCCCGACGCGAGTCCAGACGGTACGGCGAACCAGTACGGCTGCTTGCCTGGACCCGGACGCACATAGAACCCATTCTTCGTGGCGTCCCAAGACGGAGCGCGGCGGTTCTTGGCCCCTGCAGCCGCCTTCTTCGCAGATGCAGGCGCCGCGTTCGTGAGCGGGTGACCAGCACGGATAAAGGCGTTCAGAGTCGCCCGTGGAATGGGCACACCGGCATTGCTAAATGCCTTGGCCACCTTGGGCCCCACACCCGACATGTTCAGGGCGCCTCGATTGATCCACTCGCCAGATTGAAGCTCCTTCTCCATCTTGCGCCACTTGTAGAGACGGGGCTTGCCGTTGGTTCCCGGACGGATGTAAAAGCCGACCGGTGGCTTGGCGTTCCATGAGGCCGCGAGGGGGTTCCGGTTCGCCAACTTGGCCTTTTTGGCCGCCGCCGTCTGCGCCCCAGGCTTGCGAATCGCCGGTGATTTGGCGAGGTTAATGGCCAACATAGCAACCATGTCGTATTTGTCGGTGAAAAACTCCTTGAAGAGCTGTCGGGGAGCGTCGCGCTCACTGGGGTCCTTTATCCCAGTGAAAAGCACGGTGCCATTCTTAAAGAACTGGTAGGTCCACTTGGGCGACTTGAGCTTGAGGACTATGGCTGGGACGCCACCTACTTTCTCATCATATTGACCAATACTCTCGACCATGGACGCCGGAAGCTTCTTGAGCTCGTCACGCAAGTCATCGAGAACGAATGGCCTATTTACGTAGAAAATTCCATCAATCTTCTTATAGGTCGGCGGCGCCTTGAGGAGCAGAGGCGGCGCCCAGCCGTTCTTGACGATGGTGAGCAGGGCCGCCTCGTAGTTCCCGAGCCCCATGACGTCAAAGTACTTGTCGGTCATAACGATAGTCTGTTGACCCTTTTTGGCAATGACTTTATTCACACCATCGGCATCACCTATCCACCCCTGACCTTGGACCCATCGCACTGCGGGCTTTTTGAAGCTCGCCTTGTAGCCCGTGATTTCAGAGAAACCCTTGGGCTCCGACTCGAATACTGAAAGGAAATTCGTCGGCAATTTGAAGGTGACTATCTTGGCCGTCAGGGACGAGGCGGAGGTCTTCCAGCTGCCCTGACTGTTTGTAAAAACGCGCTTCTTCCGGAAGAGTGCTTGAATCTTCCGGACGGCCGCGGTCCGCGGTGAATCATTCACCATGTCTAACATTTTCCTACATTTTAATTCAAATCAACCTGAATATCGATACCAAAGATGAAAGGCTGCGTGGCATACGTTTGCCCATTGTAAATCCGCGACTCGACGCGGACCTCGATTTCGCGCGCGCTGAATGGTCCTGCGAAAAAGTCCTGATTGAAACGGAAAGTACCGAGGTTGTTTTCCTTGCAGTGTTGGTTGAACTGTGCGACGAAGATCTTCTGGGGCACGAATCGGTCTGGACCGAACTTGCACTTTTCCGAGCACAGGAAATGCTGGAGCGAGTTGGTGACCGTGGCCATCTGGCTCTGGATCTGCTTGAAGTATTTCGGAAGTACGTTCCAGATGTCCTTGTTGGAATACTTCTGTGCATAGTCAAGGTAAGCCCGTAGACACTTGCACATGATTGCCGGTAGCTCACCGTCGAGCTTCTGATCCAGATGAGGGTCCGAGTCGCCGTCACTGATTTGCCGACCAAAATTCACAGAAACTATACGACGCAAAATAGATCCAGAATTGTCCTTCCAGTTGGGAACCTCGTTGCCACCTAGGATGCCTGGCGTCTTCCACTGAAGGCTCAACGCATTATCATACTTGCGCGCAATACTCAGATCCTCACCAGACACGAGCGATTGGAACTCCGCCTGCTCGAGCTGGAGATCCCCCTTGACCTCTGGGCTAATGAACATGAATCCATTGTAAATACTCGACAGACCGAATTTCTTTTCGATATTGTTTGAAAGCGTCGCCACGTCCTCACACTCGTAAAACTTGCGGCACACCTTGGTGATGAGCGTCGACTTGCCCGAGCGCGCAATGCCCTTGAGGAACGGAATGATCTGCCACCCATCCATCTCATTCACGTCAAAGCACAGCCGTCCGATCAGAACATAAATCCATCGGCACACGTCAGCCTCGAACTTCTGATAATCTAGTACGTGCTGCATGAAAGGCGTGGGAATATCATACCAATCTTCCAGTTCAGGATATGCATCAAAATTAGTATCAAAATATTTACAACTCACGATAGTCGGGTCGAGTTCCCGAAACGCAGGCTCCTTGTAATCGTAAAATCTAATCTTATATTGGTTTTCAGTTGCGTTCCAATCCTTGCCGATGAGGAGTCCATTCTTGAAAGACCAAACGTGCCGATCCTTCTTGATCTCCTGAAACTGGAAATCGTTACAGTTGGTCAAATGTTTCACAACGTCACTCACGAGGTTACCACGACTCGTGAGATTCTTCCACATTTCGGGCTCATCCTCCTTCTGAGTACAATCGTACACGAAATCTTTGATTTCCTTGACTGGGCGCCACGCACGCGTATTGCGAATCTGGGCACAACAGTTTCCCTTGTAGCGCCGGTACCCCTCGCTATACGCACGAGACAGGAGAAACAGAAGGATCTTCTGGTAAGAGCTCAGCTCCGCATCATCACGCAGACTCGTGTCTGCGTCGTCGATGGCGAGCGTCGGGTCGTTCACACGGCTGTACCTCTTTTCCCACAGGCGATACTGATCGAACATCTCCTTGCGGTCGGTGATGAGTCGCCGAACTCGGAATTCAAGTGTAAATTCATCACCATTGAGATCCTTTCCAAAAAGCTTCGAACCACCGAGAACCTCAACGCGAGCCAAAAGGGTTCGGCACCTGTTGATGTACCTCTCCTTGCGAATCTTGATGTGCTCGGGTTCGTAATTAATAGGATACTTGTCCGAGTCGCGCTGCTGATTATCAGGGAACAGGACGAACGCCCACGCCTTGTCAGCAGCGAGGGAATTCCCTCGGATGTTAAACCCAGCATCCTTTTCGAGATTTAAAATACAATTTTCAATATCTGCTGGCGTCCACGAGTTGATTTCCGATGCCTGAGTCGCGAAATGAATCGCCTCATTGTGCTCTGGAGTAACCTCTTTCGAAATTGTGTGGACTGTTGTCATTGCTAAAAATACGCTAGACTTTTTTAAGCGGGTGCGAGCACTCCAGTCTCGACTGGCTTCGACTCCTTGCATGGGCAATCGCATTTGGCGCTTAGCGCCGACAGGATTTTCACTAGAATTTTGTTCTGCATTTCAAAATTCATAGAAATCTTCTCGACCGCATCAGCTTGACGCTTGACGATGGTCGCGAGGGTCTCGCCATCCTCCGTGGCTAGGAGACTCCCTAGGGCGTCGAACATATCCATCTCCTCCATATCATCCTCCATCTCCTCCTCGTCCATCTCATCGATCTCCTCATCTTCAGGAATTTGCTGGGGTGGGGCGCGTGCACGAGACATTGTACTATTTCAAATGAAAATATCATTGGGCGTGGGACGCACGCCGAAACTATTTTCCTATATTATACTAAAATGCCTGGTGGCGCCCTTATGCAACTTGTCGCCTATGGCGCTCAAGACGTTTTCCTGACTGGTGACTCCAAGGTAACCTTCTTCCAGTCCGTCTATAAGCGTCATACGAATTTCGCCATGGAAACTGTTCAGCAAACCGTGGCTGGAGCAGTAGGCAATGGCGGACTCGTGTCGGTGACTCTGGCCCGAACAGGCGACCTCGTGGGCGACATGTTCGTGTCCATGACCCCCACGACAACCTCCATCTCCAACCTGACTTCGACCAACACCGTCGTGGATATGAACTGGGTGGCTGAGCGTGCATTCGATCGTATTGAACTATACATTGGCGGTCAGCTGATCGACAAGCACTACCAGACGTGGTTCCGTCTTTATGCTGAGGTGTTCCTGAACGACACCAAGAAGGCTGCTTATGGCCGCCTCGCATCCCTTCCAGTGGCCACCAACCTACCAGCGAACACCACCTCGGTCGGCAAGGCGTACCTCCCTCTACTATTCTTCTTCAACCGCAATCCAGGTCTGTACCTGCCCCTGATTGCACTCCAGTACCACGAGGTTCGTATTGATTTCGTGCTATCATCGTATTACTCCGATTATTTCGGAATAAACCCCCCAGAAGTCTGGGCAAATTACATCTACCTAGATGCCGCTGAACGTGAGAAATTCGCCAAAAATAACCACGAATACCTGATTGAGCAGGTCCAGCACATCGCAGGCGACCCAGTCGGCACTTCAAGCGAGAACTCGGCGAGCGTCATCCGTCTCCAGTTCAACCACCCAGTCAAGGAGCTCGTGTGGTGCTACCAGAATCCCAACACCATGGCGAATCGCAACGCCATGTGGAACTTTTCCTCCAGCGTTTCCAACGTGAACGTGACGTGTGACCCCACGGCTCTTGCCGGCGCTGCCGCCCCTTATGCCATGAACCACATTGGGGCGCCCGTTCTGTACGTTCCAGGGCCCTTCGCCTCCAACCTCTACCCCCAGTCGAACGTGGTTGTGACTTCTGGAAACGTTTTGGCCAGCAGCAACATTCTGTTCAGCTCGAACATCTTGAAGAGCAACGTGTTCTGGGTCGAGACCGGTGTGCCATACTATGGCTCCAACACCGTGTATGGTTATGAGGTGGGCCCTCTTCACAAACTCAAGCTGATTCTCAACGGCACGGATCGTTTCACCGAGCAGCCCGGCAAGTACTTCAACCAGTACCAGCCCTACCAGTATCATTCAGGCAATCCCTGCCCAGGCATCTATGTTTACTCGTTTGCCCTCAAGCCAGAGGAACTGCAGCCAAGCGGTGCGTGTAACTTCTCTCGCATCGACATGGCGCAGGTGGCCGCGAGCCTCAAGACGGGTATGAGTTCGACGCTTCTACAGAAGGTGTTCGCCGTCAACTACAATATCCTACGCGTCCAGTCGGGTATGGGCGGTCTTGCGTTTTCCAACTAAATTGATCCTAAATTTTTTTCTAGGGGTATATCAAAATGGCGGGTGGACTTATGCAGCTAGTTGCTTACGGTGCTCAGGATGTGTATCTGACGGGTCAGCCCAAGGTGACCTTCTTCCAGGCGGTGTACAAGCGCCACACCAACTTCGCGATGGAGAACATTCAGCAGACGGTGAACGGCACCGCCTCCGCCGGCGGCCGTGTGTCCGTGACCATTGCCCGCAACGGCGATCTGGTCGGCAACATGTACGTGGCCCTGACGCCAACCCCAGCGGCGGCGTCCAACCTGACCTCGACCAACGCCAACTTCGACATGGCGTGGGTGGCCGAGCGTGCCATTGCGGCCGTTGAGCTGACCATCGGTGGCCAGCGCATCGACAAGCACTACCAGACGTGGTTCCGCCTGTATGCCGAGTGCTTCCTAGGCGAGTCCGACAAGATCAACTACGGCAAGCTGACCTCGTGCCCCCTTGCCAGCACGGAGGCCACCAACAAGGGCTACGTGTACCTGCCTCTGCTGTTCTTCTTCAACCGCAACCCAGGCCTGTACC